GAAGACGGACTAGCCAATGGCTACCCAGTTCTATCAACTTCTAGCATGACTGCTAACACAGTGTTGCTTGGTGATTTCAGCCAATTGATCGTGGCCCAGTTTGGGGCAATCGAAGTCATCACTGACAGAGATGCGACAACCGGCATTATGAACCTAGGCGTTCATCTTCTAGCGGACATCGGCGTTCGTCGCGCTGAATCGTTCAGTAAAGGCGCGTAGTGATACGCACAGACAACTCTCCCGGCCTTGTGCCGGGGGGGTATCTCAAAGGAGACAAGCGCATGGCTAAAGTGAAGATGCTGAGAGACACCGTTGCGTCTGGTTTTGACGTAAAGGCAGGGAAGGAATACGAGTTAGACGAAAGTGACGCTCGTTTATTAATTGCTACAGGCAAAGCAGTGCCGGTAGAGGGCAAAGCTAAAAAAGTAGAAAACCGCGAGGCTGGTTCTACTACTACAACGAGAAAGAAAAAATGATTGTTGAAGTAGTCAAAAGCTGCAAGACCGACCAGGGCAGTCATAAGTCTGGCGACAAGATTGAAGTTAGTACAATGGTTGGCGAAAAGTTAATCGCTAGAGGGTTCGCTGAAATACCTAAGCCAAAGGCTAAGAGCAAGTAAATGGCTGGCGCGTTTCTTCTTACAGATTTGCCTAACTTTTTTGATGACAACGATTTTGCAGACGTTGCCACGATTGGCTCTGCCAGTGTGAAAGTCGTTTTTGACAATGCTTTTTTTGGTCAGGAAGTAGGCGGCAGCGTGCAAATAGATGAGGGCGTACCCGTCATTTATGCGGCAACCAGTGATGTTGCAAGTGTAGCGAACGGTACAACCGTAATTATTAAGTCGGTCACTTATACAGTCGTTGGGCGTGAAGATGATAACACTGGCGTTACTATGTTGACGCTGCGCTTATGAGCCATGTACGCCAACAGATTAGAGAACGGATTGCGGCAAACGTAACCGGACTAACAACAACAGGCAGCAATGTTTTTGCTTCCCGTGTTTATAACATTTCAACCAGTGAGCTACCCGCTTTGCTGGTTTACGCGATTAGCGAAAGTTCAGAGCGTGATTCGTTTTTGAGCAGTAACGGATTAGAACGATCTGTCGATATTTTAGTGGAAGGATACGCAACGACTTCTGCAAATCTAGATTCAGTTCTAGACACGATTAGCGCAGAAGTAGAAACAGCGGTTGCGGGTGATCCGACCTGTAACGGACTTTGCAAAGATATATTTTTAAGCAACACGGATGTCGATTTGACCCCAGATGGACAAAAACCAGTGGGCAGCATAAAGCTGACTTTTGAATGCACTTACAGGACAACAACAGTCGCGCCCGAAACCGCGATCTAAAAGGAGAAAGGAATGGCTACTCACACAGCAGTCGAAGGAACGATAACAGTTGGCGGTACAGGCGTAGGGTCTTTGCGATCTCTGGGCCTAGATACAGCAGCAGAAACAATTGACGCAACCACGATTACGTCTACATCTAAAATTAACAAAGCTGGCACAACCAGTTTTAGCGGCAGCGCAGAATGCTACTGGGACGAATCCGACTCTGTCCAAGTGAGCATGGTAGAAGGCACTACCGTTGCTTTAGTTTGGGCCTTTGAAGGCACGACTAGCGGCGACTACATCTACAGCGGCAGCGCGATTGTTAACAGCGTCAGCGTAAGCGCAGCCACAGATGGCATGGTCGAGTGTTCGTTTAGCTTTACCGGAACAGGCGCACTGACCAGAGGCACTGCTTAATGTCTAACGTATTAGAAGCTGCAAAGCGTCATTACTCTGATTTGATTGATGGCGAGTTAAAGTTTCTAGACGTTGATGAATGGCAAGTTGATGGTAAGCCAACGCGCATTTACTACCGACAATATATGTCCGTGGAAGAAAAGGGCGATTTGGTCAAACTGTACAACCAAGATTCTCATTACGAAATGATGGTGATGGCGTTGATTCATTCTGCAAGAAATGCGGACGGCACGAAAATGTTTAAGAAACCGCAACGATTCGATCTGATGAAGTTCGTATCTGCTGAAGTGGTAGAAGACATTTTCACGCGCATGGGTTTGTTTTCAGAGAATGATGACGCAGCAAAAAAATAGTTGCCGATCCTGATTTACGCTTTGCGTTAATGTTGGGGGAGGCACTCGGCAAAACATTACCAACGATACTAGATATGTCTGAACTCGAATTTGAAGTTTGGGCGGAATATTTTAGGCAGAAAAATGGCAGCAGCTAGTGCAGTTTCAATTCCAATTACAGCAGTCAATCGAACTGCCGGTGCATTTGCTAGTGTCTCAAAGGGTCTAGGCGGCATCACAAAAAAAGTAGCGTCTTTAGGCGTTGCGTTTGGAACACTAGGGATCGCGGCTGGAGCGGCTATTGTTAGGTCGCAAATGAACACTATAGATGCCCTAGGTAAAACTGCGGATAAGATCGGTACTACTACCGAAGCCCTAGGTGCTATGCGATACGCTGCGGGGATCGCTGGCGTTGCGACAAGTACGCTCGACATGAGCCTACAGCGTTTTGTTCGTAGAACGTCTGAAGCATCAGTTGGGATGGGCGAAGCTAGGGGAGCATTCCGCGAACTAGGCATCGACGTTCAGTCGTTCAACAAACTACCGCTTGAAGAACAAATCGGCACCATTGCCGACAAAATGGGAACCCTTAGATCACAAACTGACAGAGTTCGTATAGCGCAAAAGCTATTCGACAGCGAAGGTGTGGCGATGGTTCAAATGTTGGCGGAGGGCAGTGCTGGCTTAAAGGAAATGAGCGAAGAAGCAGGTGCACTTGGCATTCTCTTAGATCGCGCAGATGTTGCACAAGTTGAAGCAGCTAATGATTCGTTTACTCGCGCTGGCGCAGTTATCGAGGGTTTGATTTCCCAGTTTTCCGTAGGTCTTGCTCCGTTTGTGGAGGAAGCTGCCAACATGATGCGTCAAGCAGCTTTAGATACGGAAGATTTTGGTGCTATAGGTATGAAGGCTGCGCGTTCAGTAGTAGAGGGCGTGGCAAGTTTGTTAGATACGTTAAATTCGATTCGTATCGGTTTAAAAATGGCAGAGATCGGCTGGGAATTTTTCAAAGCAACGGGTTTAGCAGCACTCTCTATTTTAGCTTCTCCTCTTTCGTTATTTTTGGACGGCATAAACAAAGCGCGGGAGTTGATGGGTTTAGAACTTATTGGTAACCCAATCAGAGATGCGTTATTTGACTCCGTAAGTAACCTTGAACTTTTGAGTGCAGAGCTAACAGCACTTCAAGAAGCACCGGGCGCGTTAGAAACTATTTCACCAATGTTTGATCAAATAGAAAGATCTAGTCGGCGTGCAGCGGAAGGCGTTGCAAAAGTAAAAGCTGAACTGGTAGATCAGGGCAAGACGGCAAAAGCGCAAACAGCAACGCAAATAGAAGGTGGCAAAAAACTAGCAGAGTTTGAGGCGATGTCGCTTTCGGATAAAACGCAAAACGTCACTAGCTCAATGAAAAATTTATTTGCTAAAAACAAAGCGTTTAATATTGCGGCTGCGGTTATGGACACCTACAAAGGTGCCACGCTTGCACTTGCATCATACCCACCACCATTAGGCGCGATCATGGCGGCTGCAACTGTTGCAAGCGGTATGGCTCAAGTTGCTCAAATCAAAAGCCAATCTTTTGAGGGTGGTGGCTTTACTGGTCGCGGGGCTAGAGCGGGCGGAGCGGATGGAAAAGGCGGGTTCATGGCTATGCTTCACCCGAACGAATCAGTTATAGATCACACTAAAGGTCAGGCTGGCGGTATTACTGTGGTTAATAATGTAGACGCTAGAGGGTCTGGTGCGGATGTAGAGCAAAAAATAAAATCCGCAATGGCGCAAACGTCACAACAGACAATTATGACCATACAAGATCTGATGCGTCGAAGGAGGTTTGTCTAGTGACTACTTTCGCCTTTCCAAGCATTACACCCTCGACAAATACTTTTGAGCTAGTCAGCAATACTCGCACATATCAATCGCCGCTGACTAACTCAGTGCAAACTGCCTCGCGCAAAGGATCTTTGTGGAAAGCGTCTTTGCGTTTTAA